CGGTATCAACGGGCCGCGGCCCCTGCCGGTCCCTCGGCAATGCTTCGGGCCTCGATCGGTTCGCGAACCGTAAGAATCCGAGCCTCGGGCGGCGTGATCACGGCCAAAGCGGGCATCAACGTCGGCAAGCGGCCCCTCGGTCGCAGTAAAAATCTCGCGCCTCATTCGCATCTTGTCGCGCTGGGAACCAAACTCCGCACGCGCCAGAGGATCGGTGGCAAATTTCGATTCCTCGAACCGACGCCGTTTCATCCCCACGAACCGCGCAGCCGATCCACAGGCATCATGCCGGCGAATCCCTTCATTCGCTCCGCGAGCGCCGCCGCGGCCGGCTCGGTGCGCTTCACGATGCGCGAGACCATCGTCAAAGGCATCGCCAAAGAGGTCAACAGAATCGGACGCAAGACCGGCCGGGCCGTGGGGGGCGTGCTCTGATGGCTGCCTACCTGGAGGATGCCCTGGCCACGCTGATCGGCGGACTGACCGCCGTGCAGGCGATGCGTCCGAACATCCCGATCCGCCCGTTCAAACTGGCCGTGTCCGACAATCTGAATTGCGGGCCCGCCGTGATCATCGCCCCTCAAGGCGAGGAACACGAAAACGATTTAAGCGGTCGCGGCGGCGCGGTGACATGGACGGGTTTCATTCGCTGCGTGGGTGAGAAGTGGCACGACTGCCGCGCACTCGCCGAGGCGATCCGCAGCAATAACACCGATCCGGGAACCGGCCTGGCCGGCTTCGCGGGCACGGTGAGCGTGCCGCTCCCCGACGGCAGCTCGGCCACGTTTGAACTGGAAATCGTCACGTATGACAAAAAGGAATTCTCATTCATCTTTCAGACCGACGCCTCGGATGAGGGCGACTATGTGATCGATGCGACCCTCACCTGCAACTATCAGGAGACCAAATAATGCCAGCCGCCAAATACAGTTCCAAGGGTGCCAGTCTGATGCTGCAAGTCGCCTCCGTTTACACGGCGATCGCACAACTGACCGAGATCAAACCCCCGAGCGCGAAAGTGCAGGTGGAAAACGTCCCCGACTTGTCGAGCCCGGCCGGCATTCCGAAACAGCCGACCGGGTGGGTTGATGGCGGCCAGGCGGGCGGGAGTTGTTATTTCGATCCGGCCGATGCGACGCACAAGGCGATCACCGCATTCCTGGCCGCCCCCGCCGTCTCTCTCTGGAAATGCACCTATCCCGACATCGCCCCGACGTCGTGGACCTGGAGCGGCATCGTAACCGAGTTTACTCCCACGATCCGCTACGGCGAATTTATGAAGGCCGATTTTATGATGGAAGTTTCGGGCACGGTGACCGGCTGGTGAGGTAACGCAACATGAAAGCGCTTTTGATTATCGATAGTCTGGGAGGCAACCCGGCATTTTCGCCCCCGCGCCGCGATCGATTCGCCACAGATGAAGAATTCGAGGACGCGCTGGCACAATACGACGTGCCCCCCGACATCACGGTCAAGGCCGGAACGATTATCAGCGGTCGCGGTGCCTGGATGCACTGCATCTGCGATGCGAGCGGCCTTGTGCTGGTGAAGCAGAAAGATCCGCACGATGGCAAAATGAAGCCGCTTCCGAAGCGCGTCGCTCGCGGCGTCGTGCGGGCTGTCCCCGTCGACGATGGCTGTCGGGCCGCCGTCGCCAAGCATGTGCGGCACGCCGCCCAAGCGCGACGCGTCGCCGTGGAAATCATCGAACGGGAAATCGCCGCCGGCGTGGCGCAGTCCCGAGCCGAACAGGCGGCGATCGACGCGGATCGCCGCGATTCCGAGTCAGTCACCGCGCCAGTTCCCGTCGAACGCGCGCCAGTTTGATGCCCCCTTTTTTTGATCGGTTCAACCATGTCCATAGCTTCGCGTGCTGATCTGCTGGCGGCCTCGGGCAAGCGCCGTTTCGGCGAGTTGCTTTTACCCGTTTCCGGCCTCACCGTCCGGTACCGGAATCTGTCCGAGCTGGAGCTGGCCGAGTTTGAAATGGAATCGCTGGTCGCCGGTGACGATGGCCTGGAGAGCGACCCCGAGGCGGTCAAGTTCGCGCGGGCCAGGCTGATCGTCAAATGCCTCGTCGACGAACAGGGGCACCAATTGTTGACGCCGGCTGATCTGGATTTCGTGAATGAACTCGACTCCGACGATACGGCGACGCTGTATGACACGCTCCGCGAGTTTGTCGGCCTGGCCCGCCGTGTCCGCGAGGCCCGCGCCAAACAGGAACAGGCAAAAAAAAACTCCGGTTCAACGGACGGCGGCGATTCGCTTTTAAGCTCGCCGCGCATTTCGGCCGGATAGACGTCGACAACATGCTGGCCGAATTGACCCGCGAGGAATTTGACGCATGGGAATTATCCGATCGACTCGATGGCACGGTCAGCGGCATCGCGCGACTGACCTGGACCGTGGCCGAGGCGGCTGCCGTGCTGTCGAGCCAAACCCCCTTCGGCGTGGAGATTGAACCCTGGCAGTTTGTTCCCGGTGCCGAGCCGCCCGACAAGCCCGAGGCAGACGACGACCAAATCTTGACAGACCTGGACGCGGGTTTTCACGCGCTGGCCGCCGCCAGCCGCGTCTGGTGATGCACATAGGAACCGACCATGTGGGAATACTTGATTGTGACTCTGGCACGCGACGAGGCGGAACTCCAGTCGGCTTTCGCCGGTCTGGGGCATCAGGGCTGGCAACTCACGCAAATCATTGACGTCAAACCGAACGGCGACGTGTTCTGTTTCTTCCAGCGGCCATGGCGCGAGCCGACGCCTCCCGTCGTCATGCCGGCCGAATCGAAATTTGAGACAACATGAATTCATCAGCCAGCGGCGACATTGTGACCGTGCTGGATGCCGACATTCAGCCGTTCAAGATCGGTTTGCAGCAAGCCGGCAAAGAGGCGCAGGCATTCGGCGGCAAAATGAGCGGCGACCTGGGCCGCGCCATGGGGCAAATGGGTTTCGCTGCTCAAGACTTCGCGAGCGTGATGGCAATGGGCGGAAAAAACTCCCTCGGCCGCGCGATGATGTCCACCATGAACAACGTACAGATGCTCGGCCAGGCTTTCGGGCCGTGGGGCATGGCGATCACCGCCGTCGGTGGTGCGCTGGGGTCGATCCTGATTCCCAAGTTGCTCGAAACGACTGAAGTCACGTCGAAACTCGGCGAGACATTCAAAGCCGCCGCAAAAGACGCTGCCGAGGCAGGAAAGATGTTCGAGGATGCGGTTAAAGCGCGGCAGAAAATTGAAAAGATCGAGAAGCCGGAACAGGGCCAGGCGATGCTCGACACTCTGCAAACGCAAGACAAGATTCTGGAAGACAAACTCCAGCGGCTCAAGCAATTGAAAACCGCAGCCAGTCAGACGATCAGCGGAATTGATGCAAGGTTACAGGAACGAGAATTCAGTCCGGGGAAACTGCCCGGCTCGGCCGAACAGGAAAAAGCCGATCGACAAGCCGCCGTGGAGGAACGCAACCGCCTGCAAAAAGAGATCGAGGAAACCGAACGGGAAAGAGCCATCGGCAAAAGGCAAGCCGAGGATGTGCGCGGAAAAATGGGGGAGGCCGCCGCCGCCGAGGATTGGAACAGGTTTTTCAAACGCTTCAAGGAACAGGACACCCAAAAAATGCGGGCGCAAATGGAGCGCGAGAAGCAAGAGGATGCCGCCGCCGACAAACTGGAGGAGAAAAAACTCAAAACGCAGGAACAAATCGCCCGCGACTCGGAGAGCCGCTTTGACACGACCAAGCGGAAAATGAATGAGCTGAACCTGGCGCTCGATCAGGGTTTGATCGGCCCCGACCTGCACGCCAAAGCGGCGGCGAAACTGATTGAAGACTTCGGCAAAGGCGAAAAAAAAGATCAGAAGCTCGCCGGTGCGCAGGCGGGCAGTGCAACCGCCTACGAACAGATTCGGGATTCAATTCGCGACGCCACCAAGAATCCGGCCGACGATGAAAGAATCGATCTGCTCAAACGGCAGGCCGACGCCGCCGAACAGGCCGCCGCGAACACGAAGAAAATGGCCGAGAGTCCCCCCTTGCGCGTGGAGGGCATCGACTAATGGCTGTCGTCAGTATCACGGAAATTCCGATCGGGCGAGATGGTGCGCAGGAAGGCGTTTCCAACCAGCAAAACAAACGAGCCTGGCGAATTCAGGTCGACGATCCGAACGATAATTCGTACACGATCGAACACAGTGGTTTATTGCCCCCCTATCTGGCGGCCCTGGCCGGCACGACAAATCTCACCCGCCGCAAGCTGTCGATCAAACAACTGTCGGGCTGGCGGTGGTGGATTGCCGAGGCCGAATATTCATCCGTACCGCTTTCCAGTTTTGAGCTGAACGCGCAGGCATTCAACAATCCGCTGTCGCGCCCGGTTCGAGCCAGCGGCGGGTGTCGGCTCGAAAAGGCGATCCCGATCCGCGGCTACAAAGTCAGCAGCTCGGGCACCGTGGCCACGGCGTTGACGCCGATCCTGAATTCAGTGGGCGATGAATACGACTCGCGGCCCGAGGTCGACGTGGTGGTCTGGCAGACGCATTTCGTTTTGA